TCCCTTCGTACCGGGCGCATAGTTCATAGTTCGCCAGAAAACGCTTTTCAAGGAGGTCAGGATGGCTCGCGGTGGTGCACGTAATAGGTCTGGACCTTCGGTTGATCCGCGGTCTGCTCGTTCTGATTCACGGGGCCTGAGTTTTCAGGCTCTCCCCCGCGAGGGCTTCGATGGCGATATTCCCGACTTCCCACTGCCGGCGGCGTCCGATAGGGAGCTGACCGTGTGGGAGTCGCTTTGGCGGACGCCGCAGGCCGCAGCTTGGTTCGTTGAGTCTTGGCGGTGGCGGACGGTCGCGCAGTATGTGCGCTGGTCCGTTCGCTCCGAGGATCCAGAGTGCCCGGCGACGGTTATGGGCCAGGTTATCCGCCTTGGGGATCAGGTCGGGTTGACTCCTGCCGGGATGAAAGAGAACGGCTGGGCGCTTGCTGCTGATGAGGTTCAGGCTAAGAGGGATGACAAGCCTGCCGATACGTCTCAGGATGCGCCTAAGCGCCGTCTGAGGGCCGTCTCTGGTGGAAGCTAACGGATTCCTTGTTGATTTCCCCACACTTGGGGACTTGCTAGACGCTTGGTATGAACAGCACTGCCGCGTGCCTGACGGGTTCTCCCGCGGCGCGGCATTTCGTCAGTCCGACTGGCAGTTTTGGTGCACGGCGAATCATTACCGGATTCGCCCGGACGCCGTCTGGGATGCCGATAAGCCGCTCCTAAACCAGGCGTTCGTTTACCGGCGCTCTCAGGTTGTTGCACCGCAGAAGACGGGTAAGGGTCCTTGGGCTGCTGCCGTGTCTACTGGCGAGGCCGTGGGGCCTACTATCTTCAACGGCTGGGCTGTTGATGGCGACGTTTATGAGTGCTCCGATAATGGCTGCGGCTGCGGCTGGTCCTATGACTATCTGCCGGGCGAGGCCATGGGCATCCGGCACCCGTCACCGCTAATTCAGCTTACGGCGACGTCTGAGGATCAGGTTGATAACATCCTGCGCCCGCTAAAGGCGATGATCCGACTGGGGCCGCTAGCTGATTTGCTGCTGATCCGCGAGGATTTCATCCGCATTGTTGGCGAGGCTGGCAATGAGGATATGGACCGCATTGACGCCGTGACTTCTAACGCGCAGTCGAAGCTTGGTAACCCAATTTCGTTTGCGTTCCAGGATGAGTCTGGGCTGTACACGAAGACGAACAAGATGGTGAAGGTTGCCGAGACTCAGCGGCGCGGTGCTGCTGGTATGGGCGGCCGGACCATTGAGACGTCTAACGCTTGGGATCCTTCGGAGAACAGCACGGCGCAGCGGACGTTTGAGTCTCAGTCTCAGGATATTTTCAAGTTCTTCCGCCAGCCGCCGGCGCATTTGTCGTATGGCAATAAGCGGGACCGGGCGCAGATTCACAAGTTCGTTTATGAGGGTTCGCCATGGGTTGACCTTGCGTCGATTGAGGCTGAGGCTTCGGAGCTTATGGAGACTGATCGGGCGCAGGCCGAGCGGTTCTTTGGTAATCGTCTTGTTTCTGGTTCTGGCGCTTGGCTGCGTGACGGCATGTGGGAGGCGGCGTATGCGGGTTCAGAAGTGGATGCCGAACCCGCCTGACGGGACAGCTGTGACTCTCGGTTTTGACGGATCCGAAAACAATGACTGGACCGCGATTCAGGCTGAGACTTTCGACGGCTTCACATTCACGCCGCGCTATGGCCCGGATGATCGCCCGACGATTTGGAATCCTGCCGAGTGGAATGGGCAGATTCCGCGTTCCGAAGTCCATGCTGCAGTTGATGAACTGTTCACCCGCTACCGGGTTGAGCGTTTCTACTGTGACCCGCAGGACTGGTTTTCGGAGATTGGCGATTGGTCGCTCCTCTATGGCGATAACCACGTCTTCGAGTGGCCCACTAACCGAATCAAGGCGATGTATGCCGAGATAAAGCGGTTCGAGATTGACCTCTCAACGCGGCGCATCACGCATGACGGCTGCCCGATTACGACGATCCACATGGCTAACGCACGCAAGGCCGCAAAGGCCGCGCAGCAGTATGTGCTAATCAAGCCTGCGGACCACCAAAAGATTGATGCGGTAATGGCGCGAATCCTCGCCCACACCGCAGCCAGTGACGCCAGGGAAGGCGGCTGGGACCCCACGCCAAAGCGGCGCCGTGTTGTTGTTTCCTAATCAATGGAGGGCCTGATGGCTATTTCTGATGCCCTTGTTCGGTTGGATACTAAGCTGGCTCAGCAGATCCCGGGGCTGGACAGGCTGGACAAGTATTTCGAGGGCGAGCAGCCGTTGAAGTACATGGCGAAGGCCATGGAGGCTGAGATTGGCGACCGCGTTCACCAGCTCATCATCAACATTCTTCGGTTTGGCGCGGAGGCGTACGAGAACCGCCTAGATATTGAGGGGTTCCGTTATCGTGGTAGTTCTTCGTCTGACGAGGAATTGTGGCGGATGTGGCAGGCGAACGGGCTTGATGAGCAGTCGCAGCAGGCGCATTTGGATTCTCTGGCTCTGGAGCGGTCTTATGCGATTGTTGGTTCCGGCGATGATGGCTCCGCTGACCCGATTGTTACTGTCGAGAGCCCCTTTCAGGTGTTCGCCGAACGTGACCCGCGCACGCGCCGGGTTTCCGCTGCTATCAAGCGGTGGCAAGAGGGCGAGGGTGACGCCGCCGTTCAGCGGGCCACCCTGTACCTGCCTGACTCTACCGAGTCCTTCGCATTCGGTAAGACGTGGCTCTCTGACGGTGCGGCTGATGTTCATGAGCTAGGCCGCGTCCCGGTTGTGCCGCTGGTCAATAACCCGCGGATCCTACGCCCGGATGGCCGTTCTGAATTTACGGATGTCATCTCGGTAGCTGATGCGTTGAACAAGATGGCTACGGACATGATGGTCAGCGGCGAGTACCACGCGATGCCGCGGCGTTGGGCTGTTGGCTTGAAGGCTGATGACTTTGTGGATGCTAGCGGTAGGCCGATTAGTGTCTGGTCCCGAGATACGGGCACTTTGTGGGGTTCTGAGAATGAGAAGGCCAGCTTTGGTCAGTTTCGAGAGACTGACCTGGCGGTGTTCCATAACTCGATCAAGCTGTTGATGCAGATCGGCTCTCAGATGCTCGCGCTGCCTCCGCACTATATGTCGTTCGTTGGCGATAACCCGACGTCGGCTGATGCGATTCGTTCGTCTGAGACTCAGCTTGTGAAGCGTGTTGAGCGTAAGCATACGTATTTGGGTGGTGCTTGGGAGGACGTGCAGCGGCTTGTCCTCCGGTTCAAGACTGGCAAGTGGGATGCTGAGGCGCTTGGTTTGGAGACTGTGTGGCGCGATCCGTCTACACCGACGATTGCGCAGAAGGCTGACGCTGTTGTGAAGCTGGTCCAGGCTGGCGTTCTTCCGATTGAGCAGGCCCGCGAGGATCTCGGCTACACGCCGGAGCAGCGCAGCCGCATGTTGGACATGGACGCCCGCGCTAAGTCGAATCCTGATATTGCGAATCTTGCTAGGGCTGTGAGCGGGGAGTAGCAATGATCCCGGAAGCCGCTGTAGCGCATTACAAGCAGATGCAGGGGCTTCAGGGGCTGGCTGTCATGGCCGCCTCGGATCTCTGGTCTGAGGTTTCCCCCGCGGACCTTTCCGGTTCATGGGCGGCGCGGGTTCCCGCGCTCGCCCCGGTGCTGTCGGGCATCCAGGTAAAGGCAGCGGTTGCCGGATCTTCCTATGGCGGGCAGACGCTAGCGGATCAGGGCATCTATGAGGCGCCGCAGCATTTCGTGAACCCGGCCGCGTTTAGCGGGCTTGCTTCCGATGGGCGCTCACTGGAGGGCCTGCTTTATTCGGCGGTTCCACATACGAAGACGCTGATCGCTGGCGGCATGGATCCGCAGCAGGCTATCGAGTCGGGCGGAAAGTTGCTGACGACGATCACGCGGACGCAGGTTGCTGATGCTGGTCGCGCGGCGGCTGGTGTCGATACGGCTACGCGGAGGAAAACAGGCTTTACGCGGATGCTCAACCCGCCGTCGTGCTCGCGGTGTTCGGTGCTGGCTGGCAGGTTCTACCGCTGGAATGCGGGGTTTGACCGTCACCCGCGGTGCGATTGCATACACGTTCAGACGAGCGTTGAAGCAGCGCAAACCGAGGGCTTGATGCATGACCCTTACGAGTACTTCCATTCCCTCTCCCCCGAGGAGCAGGACAAGGTGTACACGAAGGCGGGCGCGCAGGCGATCCGCGACGGTGGCGACCTCTTCCAGGTGGTGAACTCCCGCCGCGGGATTAGTTACGCGGGCGTCTCCAAGGATGGCACCCGGCGTGGTCAGTTGCGCGTCGGAAATACGACCACCGAGGGCACGACGAAGCGCGGCAACTTCGGGCGCAATGGACCACGCCTCACCCCCGAGGCTATCTACGGCAAGGGCCTGTCTCGCGCCGAGACTCTTTCTGAGTTGGAACGCTACGGCTACATCCTGCCGGGCGGTCAGAATCCTCTAGGCGCCCTCCGCGGGCAGGCAGAGGGCTTCGGTGCACTAGGCCGAGGCGGCACCCGCGTAGGTGCCCGTGACGCCGTCCTGCGGGCTCGTGAGACTGGCGTGAGGGACCCGAACGCGAGAGCCACTATGACGGCGGCCGAGTTGCGGACCTTTGATGCTCAATCACGCTGGGAATCGTTGCAGCGCGGCGTAAACCCGTTCAATCCAAAGCGAGCGCTCACCCCGGATATTTCCGCAAGGATCGAGCGGGACTACCGGGCGGAACTGGCTAGGGCCGCGAGTCCGCGGGTGGCGCGGGAGGCTGTCGCCGTACAGGCTAAGTCACTGCCGGCAGCCAAGCTTGCGGGCCAGGATCTCGCCGATACTGTCACGTATCACTCGACGCTTCACATGAGCGACGGTGACCTCGCGGAGATGATGTCAAAGCACGCCGATGACCCGGCCGTGTTCGACAAAATCATGGAAGTCATGGACGAGCGTGACGCCAAGTACATGACGGTGGACACTAGGGCAACGGGCGCGGCGATCAAGTCAATTAGTGATGCCCCGCCGGTCCCGGTCAAGCTTGATCCGTCACCGGCAACTAACCCGGCAGCTAGGACGGCCCGCAACCTCACGCAGGCCGAGAAGGCTTCCGAGGAATACCAGAACTATGCCATGTCTCAGTACAGCCGGGCGCTGGATGATCTAAACGGCGTTCTGCTGAACTCTGCCGGCAAGGCTCACGCCCGCGCAGGTGGCGGATCCGATCTGGAGATGAACATCTTCATGGGCTCCGCTAAGACGGGTCGTAAGTACGCATCCGAAGAGTTGCTGCGCTGGTGGGAAGAGCAGGGGCGCGAAACCCTTGGTTCGTTCCGCTACAAAATGTATGGTTGGAACACTGACCGTAAGGCCGCGCAGACGGTGCGAAACCTTGGCTATGAGAGGGGGCAGGCATTCCGTGACAGATCCCAATTCTAAGCAGATCATTGCCACCCAGGATCTCGGCGTAGAGGCGTACCGATCCGGCGCATCTGGCAGGGATAACCCCTATCGGATGTCCGCTGACGAGCTGCTATGCACGGCGTGGATCCGGGGCTTCAATATGGCCCGCACGGAGCGGGCCCGCGAGATCGTGCGCGCCAGCTAGCCCAACCTAGAGCAATGAACCAACCGCCTGTCATAGGGCGGTTTTTTCATGCCCGCTCGCCCTGAGTATCTGGCGTAAAACTGCTCAACCTTTCCCCGCGTGACCTTTCCGCGGCGGCAATCAAGTTTCCTACTCCGGGATGGATGAGGAATCACCAAAACAATCAGATCAGGAGGCCGTGATGGCTGATGAACTAAACCCACCCGCAGACCCGGTAGCTGTACCGACTGCCCCACCCGCCGCAGACCCGGCCGACCCCCCGGTTGATCCGCCTGCGGAGCCGACTGTTGCTGAACTCTTGGCAGAACTTGAGCGGATCCGTCCGGCTCTCGGGAAGGCCAACAAGGAAGCTGAGGCCGCACGGCTGAAGCTCAAAGCTGTTGACGACGCGAAATTGTCGGAGATTGAGAAGGCGCAGCGTGATGCTGCCGAATCCGCTCAGGAACTGGCGAATCTTCGGAGTGCGTCACTTCGGCAGAAGGTGGCGCTCGATTCGGGCCTGCCTGCCAAGTGGGTTGCTCGCCTCCACGGCGACGACGAGGAATCTTTGCGGGCCGATGCCCTTGAGATTCTCGCTGATCTGAACAAGCCGCGGACTCCCGCCCCGGATGCCTCTCAGGGGCCCCGGACCAGCGCGCTGTCCGCTGATGAACAACTCTACGAATCCATCTATGGAAAGAAGGCCTAGCAAATGGCTGAATATCTTCCGGTCAAAAACCCGGGACAGGCGCTGCCTCTGACGGCGTCCGCAACCATCACTGGCGGGCAGCTTGTTGCCGTGTCCGGTGTTTCCACTGTCGCCGCCGCGGGCGCCAATGCTGCTAACTGGGTTGGTGTTGCGGCGTTCGATACCGCTTCCGGCGATCAGGTCACCGTCCTTTCGGGCGGCGTGCAGGAGCTTGTCACTACGGGCACCGTTACGGCTGGTGACCTTGTGGTTGCTGCTGCTGCCGGCACCGTTTCGACGCTCGCTGCCGTCACTACCCCGACCGCTGCCGACGTGACCAACACCCGCGCCATTCTTGGTGTCGCGCTGACCACCGCTACGACTGGGCTTAAAGTCCAGGTCAAGCTCGACCGCTAAGGAGCCTTCTAAATGTCT